GAATTCGTTTATAATCTTCATCAAATTCGCTATCTAAGCAATTAGGTTTATCATAACACTTTGCTGCATATAATAATATATTAGAATCAGTCAAATTAACAAAAGACATAAATTAGTATTCGCCAGTGTTTCCTGAATCGTCGTCTCTTCTTTTGCGATACTTTTCCATTGTATCCATTTCTTCCATATCGTCCATGTCATCTTCTTCATCTTCAACTTCTTCTGCTTCCTCTTCAACCTCATCTTCCATATCTTCTTCATCAGCAGACATTAGATGGTCGAGTTCAGCGTCGTCGACGACTTGAACATAACCATCAACATATGAATTCTTGTGTGTATTGAACACAACATAAAGATTCAACCCTTCTTCACCAAGTTTAAATGCCAACTCTCCATCAGTACTCATAAACTGTTTTGTCGCTGATGGTGGCATGATCATTCCATAACGTTCTAACGTTCCACGAATTTGATTATAAAATACCATGGTGTTTGTATAAGGTTGAGCAGTAAGTCTATCGAAATCTGCATTGATTGAGTCTTTATTATTCTCAACAAATCTTGAATCCACTTCAATATAGTTTGGATTCAATCCTTCATTAATAAATTGTTTAAAATTTTGCATCATGTGCTCCTGTTAAACCCTTCCACCACGTAGTTTAGGTTCCATATTTATTTTGTTCTTTTCGTCGTCTGCATTTTCTTTACTTGCTTTCTTTCTCTTGGTCATCACTCGACCAATCGTGTTCGCAACCATTTTATTTTCTTGTATTCTGCCTCTATTAAAGTCAGCATGCTGATACATTGGGAATATTCCACGATATTGACCGAGTGTTCCAATATCAACTTCTCCGCGATCTGCTCCTAATGAGAATGAACCAGCAGCGACGGGAATTGGTTTACCTGCACCACCTGTGATTGGTGGAGTCACTGGTCCACGTGGAGGTGGTCTAGTTGGATCAGATTTCGGTGAAGGTAGTCTGGTTGTATCTGGCTTTGTTTTTAATTTTGTATCTTTTGCAGGCACTGGCGCAGGGACTGGCACTGGTGTTGGTTTTACTGGTGCTGTTGTTGACAATGGCACAGGAACTGGCACTGGTCTCACTGGCGCAGGAGTCGGAAGCACAGGAGGTATCTTATGAATAGAATGCGGCACTGCAGGAAGTGTCACTGGGCGTGTTACATGAACCGCAGCTGGCTTTGTCACAACTGGCGCAGGTGCTGGTACAGGAACTGGCAACTTCTCTTCTACGTCAGTTTTCGAAAGAGCTCTTGGAAGATTCTTTAGAACTGGTTTTGCAAGAACACCTGCAGTTCTTAAACCAGCTGCAATTGCAGGTATTGCTAATCCAAGAGCTTCGTTTACTTCGTTATCTTTTTTTTTAAAAACTTTTGCTTCGTGGATGTAATGACCCAACTTTCTAAAGTGTGCAGAAGCACGCTTGATTGCCTCATCTTCACTTGCAGCCTCAACCATGAAGTTGGTTGTGTTTTGTTTGCGACGAAGCGCAATATGCTCGTGTGAAGGATTAGATGTAGTGAGTGTTACGATATGCTTCATTATTTCTTACCTTTACCAATTGCCGCAGCAACTTTTTCTCTTCTATTCTTTAGATAGTCATCGCTCTCGTCTGAATCACCATCGTTATCAACATCATGATCTTCTTCACCAACATCATCAAGAGCTTCTGTGATAATTCTCTCAAGGATGACTTCGGCTAGACCCAATTGTGTCCATTCTTCCTCTGTCATAATTTTGAGACGACCAGTATTATCATAGTAATATGGTGTTGGCATTGCGACTGGACTGTATTCTGTTGAGATTGATTCAATGAGTTCATCATTGAGATACCATCCATCTTCACCAAGAACAGCGCCCATGCGAATCAATGCCTCAGTGATTGCACCTGACATTTTCTTGTATCTGCTGTAGTATGCTTGATACTCTGGATCCTTCTTCGTGATTGCTCTCTTTTCACCAGTCTTTGTATTTCTTACATTGAATACAACATCTTGGCTTGCAACTTCACCAGAAGATCTCTTCTTTCTGTATGTTTCTTTCTCTGTTTCTCTACCATCAATTGAATAACGAACAGGAACTGCGCCTTTGCGAGAAGGAGTTCTTGGCGCCGCACCTGGATACGGAACCGATCCACCCGTATCTGGTGCGCCTGTATCTGGTGTATCTGCTGCGCCAGTGTCAGCACCACCAACATCTGGTGTTTTTGGTGCCTCAGGTGGTTCTACTGCTGGTTTTGTTACTGGTACTTCAGGTTTTTTCTTTGATTTGATTTCAACTGGACCAAGTTCAGCCTCATCTTTTTCTCTTTGCTGTTTGATCTTCTTTGCTTCATCTGAAATCTTTTGTGTGAAATCTTTATCGAATTGACCCAAAGTTCCACCGTCTCCAGGTGTAAACGTTGTTTTGCCGAGACGACCACCAGTGATTTTTGACAAGAAACTTTGCTTTACTTTTCCTGGCTTCATTGATGCGATATCTTTCTTTGTCTTGTCAGCAACGACCTTATCAGTTGCTTTAAGTTGATCGCCAATATCTTTTTCCATATTGCCAAGATCTAGTTTTGTTTCCTTGGCTCGTTGCGTTGTTTTTGCTGCAGTAGGACTTGGTTTTGTTGTATCAGAAGCGCGAATTTGTGCAGGAGTCGGTGTCGTCTTTTTCTTTGGTGTTGCTTTTGTATTTGTTGTACTTGATGCACCTGCTGAAGCCTTTGGTGGTGCTTTTGGTGGTGCTTTTGCTGGACCAATTGGTTTTCCTGTTTTCGGATCAACTTTTTTAGATTTAATTTTTACTGGTTGAAGATCAGAAATCGTTGGACCTTTTTTAGCAGGTGGTTGTTTTTTAGCAGGTGGTTGTTTTTGCGTGGTCACTGCTTCGTTGATTAATTCATCAATATACTGCTCACCACGATACTTTTCAATGATGTCGATATATGGTAAATTATCATCAAAGGTAAGAACTCCATTATCCAAACCAACAATTTCACCATTCTCTTCGAAGATATCCACAACGATGACATCATCAGTCACTGATTCGTCAACTTGCTCGTTTACAGTAGTTTCAACTGGTGCTTCTTGCACAGCTGCTTGTGTTGGAGCCTTTCCACCAAGTGCTGAATACACAGCGCGGACTGTTGGACTCATTGAATCGAATTCGTTATTATTGCTCATCGTAATGGTTTCCTAATTTATTGTTGGTTTATCCAATAATATTATATTTAGCCTCTTTCTGCCTGCAACTTTGCAGCGATTGCCATCTGTCTACGCTTTGCCTTTGACTTACCTTTGAATTGTGGTGCATCAGACTTTTCAAAGTCTTTGATGACCTCACCCATTTCTGCAGTCTTCATATTCATTTTTTCTTCGATATAATCAGTTGCTGGTGCAGCTTGAACTAATCTAAGTTTCTCGAAAACTGAGTCAACAACATCTTCTCTTAAACCACGAGTATTTCTTAATCCTGCACGTGTGTTGACATTTCTTCCTGTATCGCGTTGTGAACGGAATTTAGAAAGAAACTTTGCTTTTGGTTTTTGACCAACTGCTTTCATCTCACGTTTCTGATTTTTAAGACCACGAAGATCTTGTTTGATCTCTTTCTTTTGTGGTTGTGCTGATGGTCTTTGATCTCTGTCATCCGTGCCATCGTTATTGCTGTCTTGCATGTCAGCAGTGCGCATCATTCCACCAGATGGTTCAACTGGTGCATCCTTCGGAAGTGCACGAATGCGACCTAATCCAACACCCTTAGATGGTAGTGGTCGCATACCTGGTTTCATTCCTGGGGTATTTGGTCCTTGTGGTATCGTTTGTGGTGTTTCACCCTTAGATGGTAGTGGTCGCATACCTGGTTTCATGCCAACATCTGGACCTTGTGATCTCATTTGTGGTGTTTTTTCATTTTCATTACTTTGTGGTTCTGGTCTAAGTAACTTTTCTGTAGGTTTCTCATCTTCAACAGGTAGTGGTCTGCGCAACATTGGAGCAGACTCATTGATTGTCTTTACTCGAAGACGACCACTCTCATCATAGTAGTATGGTGATTCGTTAATGATTTGTTCTGCGTATAAATTCTCAACTTTAGTCATTTTTATCTCCGTACACTACACGTGGTGACGTTTTTGTTAGAAATGTTGCACTTGCTTTTACATATGAATTTTGATCATCTGCTTGTTCTTCAAGTGGTTTTGGAACCACATATCCAGGAGGAAATGCTGCAGCAGGATTATCTGGAAGCATTGACTGTGGAACTAGTTCATTCTCAGAAGGATTTTCTGTGGATGTAACAGGCTTTTTCTTTTCAATAGCCTTTCCAGCTTTATTGATAATTTTATTTTTCTTAAGATCGTCACCGAAACCTTTTCCTGCAGGAATTACTGATGTATCTGGAAGCATTCCTCGGTTGACAAGATCATTTGATTCATCAACTTCTTCTTTCATTCCTTTCTTTGCTGCTTGTGCTTTGATTGTTTTGGCATCTGTTCCAGCCATTCCGAATGTCAATCCACTCAAAACTGATTTGCCAGTGTTACTGAGTTTTGTTGACATGTCAGCATTTGGATCTGCAGTGAAGCCCTTATAAGCATCATATCCTGCCATACCAACGGCTAATGGCGCAGCAACTTTACCAGCGACACCTTTAATGACATTCTTTAGAACTGCTTTTGATGCAGTTTTTTGTGTTGCTTGTTGTGCTGAACGCTTTGCTACTCTTTCTGCAGCGCGAGCTTCATAAGGAATCTTTTCTGCTGCTAAATTTGCTGCACGAGTTTTTGCTGCTTTTATTTGATCAGCAGTTAATTTGCCAGCATATCTTTGTCCGTCAATCGTAGTTGTTGGTCCTCTGTATGCTTCTTCAACATTATGCAATGCATTATGTTGTGCAACTAAATCTTCAGCTGCAGCTGGTTGTTGCATTGATGCGATTTTTGCTTTTAATGCTTGACGAGCAAGTTGACGTGCACGACGAAATCCTTCTGGATGCTTTCCTGGATCCATCTCTGGTCTGTTAGGACTTGGATCAAATGGAGGCTGTTCGTCTCCAAGATTTGCAGTTCCTTCTGCTTCAGACTTCTCCCATTTTGGATCATAATTGATCACACCACCACCAGCTGGGAATGATGTTGCTTCATCCATGCGATCCATTTCACTACGCATGTAATTTGCTGCAGTGAGCATATAATCTTCAGCAAGTGTAATCTTGCTTTGAACCCATTCAGGAAGATTTGTGTTATCTTCTAGCATGTCATGGAGCATCTTTGCATTATATGCGATGCTACGAAGTTGTGACTTTGCCATATCGCCTTCATAATCATATTCACCTGGCTCATCTTCTGCTTCTGATGATGCGCCTTTTGGAATCGGATTCTTTTCCCATGCATCTAAATTATCCCACTTGCTTTCTTCAGGCATGCATTCCTGCAATTTGTTGGTGACAATTCTTTCTGCAAGTGTCTTTGCGACATCTGTTAGTTCATTTTCTTCGTAATACATACCTTTATCCCCATCGGATTTTTTTCTTTTCGGAATATCTGGTCTATCAGCTGCTAAATCTACGGATATATCTTTTGCATACTGAGATCTAATTGGTGCTTTTTCTGCTGTTTCTTTTGGTGAGAAATCTGCTTTAAGTGCTTTTAAAATATCTTTATCAGTCCCGCCGCTCCATGTATTATACATTGGCAATGCATCTGGTCTGCTGCTCCAACGTGTTGGATCTTTATCTGGAGTTGGCCAGTCAAGACCCCATTCACCTCTTGCTTGCAACTCTTTCTTTTTATTTTCTGCCGCAGTTCCTATCGCATCATAACCGAGTCTGAGCAAATCACCCATTTTGTCACCAACTGAGCTGATTGTATCGCCAATGTCAGACATTTTTGCTTTATTGATCGCATCATCTAATGAATTTTTGGCGGCATTTGCTTCTTTTGCTGATTTATATGTGACACCGTTAAATTTCCAGCCTTTTGTATTTCCATCCTTATCTATAATGGCTTCAACACCACCAGAAAGAGGATTTGATGTTCCATCTTCAAACAAACTTCCGAGACCGCCAGAACTAATTGTTCCACCAGCACGAGCATGTGCAATGATATCACGGTTGGTTTCTAATCCACCACCAAGACCCTCACCACCCTCTCGGCGGCGAGCACCCATGGCTTGAACTGCTGCTGAAGAAACTTTAAGTTGATCGCGCTTTGAAGCAGCTTGGCGAATTGCTGAGAGTCTTTGTTGTTGTTTCTTTGCTGTATTAGTTTTCTTGAGACTGGTTGTGGCGGCAGTTACAGATCTACCGAAATGCTCTGGATAATTTTGCTTAAACCAGGCTTCTCTTTCAGGAAACTGCTTAAAATATTTTTGCTTCCCAGCACTTGAGAATTTCAATACCGCTGGTGCACCTTTTTGCCATCCTTCCATTTTAACCCTCAAGATTCTCTTGAATTCTAACTATTAAATCTGTCGTGCCACGTTTAATTCGGTGGTAAGTATATGCTGGAATAACATATTCTTCGCCGATTTTGAGGGACTGTGGGAGTTTATTTTCAAACTGGATTTCCCAGTTTTCTCCGTCAAGAACCTCTACGATTCTGTCGTTGTGATCTCTGTGCCAAACGAGTTCTTCACTCAAAACATCCTTTGAGAATGTGCGCAGGAATACACCATTATTTAGGTTTTTTTGCTCGTATGGATTTACCACCATTTCTTTCCCGAATCACTGAAGTATCTTGGCCAACGACATGCCCAATAGGATGCACTAGTCTTATCCTTATTACCATAACAGTTATGTCTTGCGACGAAAGATTTAACTCTTGCTGGTTCGTTGAATCGTTTCTTCATACCAGATTGGCTGAAATTGACCTTAACGACGTTCCCTTTCTCGTTTCGAACGTATACTGCACCACCACCGCCTGAGCGAAATGGCTTACCGATTCCTTTTCCTTTCGTTGGATCGTTTTCCTCTTCCATTGGAACGCAGTTTGGGACCATTTTGTCTCCCTTTTTCTTCATTCCCTTTTGAGTGTAGCCTTTCCAGCATTCTTCCATATCCTCTTCATATGGATAATCAAGAAGAACTGATTCGCCTTCATACTCAGCAACTTCTCCGATATCGCTTTCGAGAAGATCCTGTTCAAATTCATCCCTTGCTGTGTATTGCCCCTCTGCATATAATCTCTTTGCTTCTAGAATCATTGCAAAGAACATTTCAGATCCAGGGCGATATATGTTTTCAATCAAAGATAAATTATTTTGAATATGATAATCAACTGCTTCACTGAGAGTTTCCTCTGCCACCATTCCAGTTAGAACAGGCAATCCACTTATATCTGGCGCAGCATATTGTTGACCGAAGTAGTTCTTAACCTTTCTTGTTTTGAGTGATGGTGTGAAGTCAACTCCATCTCCCTCAATTTCATCATCTTCAAGTTCTTCCTCTTCTTCGTCCTCTACTTCTTCTTGTTCTGCTTCTTCTTGTTCTTGGAGTGCTTTTCTGAGGTTTCTGAACGAGACTCCAGCATTGCCAGGATTTCCATATCCAATTCTTGCATTCGATTCCTCACCGCCGTGTTCTGGTGCTTGTTCTGTTTCATCTCCAGTATTCGGAATCTCGTTACCATATTCTTCAGTAGGGAAAACATCTTCAATCTCCTGGTTTTGACCTGGTGTCATTGCAATTGCATGCTGTCTGTATTCATCTGTTCCAAATAGTTGCATTTCAAATAATTCATTAATATCTAAATCTTCTCTAAGATCTTTATCAGCTGTGTGATATGTTTTGCCTTTACGAAGGAAAGAATTCACACGCGCATGACCCCACTGTTGTGGTGTCGTTCCTGGACGATGTCCAGAATTCCATGCAGCAACACCACGCTTATAAACTTTCTTAAGTGTGCCTAATGACACGCCAAACTTTTTAGCCTTTGCTGACAGAGAAAGGCTTGATTCTTTTTTCTTATCTTCACTCATCGTTATTCTCTGCGTAATTACCAGTTAGATACCAGCGTTGTGATGATGGATGTTTTACTGCTTCCCACAAAACATTATTATCCAAATATGTTGCACTTCCTTCAGTTAAATTGCTCAATCTGTTTGCAGGAATCGATAATTGATTTGTAATAGATTTTGTTGTGTCGATTAATTGCTTTAGATTATACTCTTTCGTTTCTGACATCATGCGAATTTTCTTTAACATACTTCTTTTCTGCATGACTGCTGTAATATTGCCAGTGCGAGCAACACGATTTCTTCTTGGATCAACTTTCGCTGGAATTGGCTTATCAAAATCAATACCCTCATCCATTGCTTTTCGAATTGCCAATGTATGTTTGCTTGGTTTCGTTTTTGCTGTTTCGTCTCCTGGAGCTGGCTCATATGCTCGTGGATCACGATCAGAATACTTTTCTTTTTCTTTCCAATGTGCAGCACGCGCCTTTGCTGTTGATGAACTTAATCCAGCAACGTATTTCTTTGGTAATCCAGATTCTTTGTCTCTTGCAACACGCTTCTTAAATCTTTCTGCTAGAACAGTGAATGATCTTAGTTCTGGTGTTTCAACTGGATCAATACCATGAGTTTGAATGCGCTGTTCAAGTTTAACTGTTTGATCTTCAAAAATTAATTTTTCAAATGCACTTGCAGCATTGATATTCATTGAATTATTAAATACAAATACATCATCAAGAGATTCTACAAGTTTTTCAGTGCTCAAGAACTTTTGAATTCTTTTTGATTCATTAAGTGGATTTTCTCTTTGCTCATTACGCTGACGGCTAACTTTATTCGTCACTGAAACGTAAATTGTATCGAAATTATAATCTTCATGTAATGATTTAATTTCTTCAATCTTGCCTTGATCAATAGGACCATTGATGACAAGATTTTTCTTTTCTTCGAACAACTGATTTGCAGCTCCATTTAGAACCTGATCAATCTGAACTTCCATCAAATCATACTTGGCAAAAGTATTCTTGAGAACAAAATCCTTTCCACTTCCTGGACCACCAATGAGGAAGAATGCTGTTGGACATACTTCTTCTTTTAGTTCTTTAAAGATATCTTCGGCATGTGGATGTAATGCTTTTGGGAGGAACTTCTTGAGTTCACGAGGATTCTTTGCATTACGTGCTGCTGTTCCAGAAATACCAGAAAGCCCTTTTGCTCCTTGCTTTCTTTCGCCACCAACTTGTTTGAATTCGATATCATCGAATTTATAGAATCCGTGTTTACCTTCTTTGTTGTTATAATCACGGATACGATCTGCAATAGATGAACGATCAGATCCACCGTAAATAACTAACTTTCCTCTTTTACCAGAGGAATAAACTTGAGATGCAGCATGTAATGGAGTGATTGTTGTGTCTACGTTTACATCTGATCCAACGGCAGTTTTAATGTACTCAACTTTCTTTTCTGCTGAGATTGGACGACGAGCAGACTGCGTTGTGAAGACATTAACGCTGGTGTGCTCACCAGACTTCATCTGATTTACGTTTTCGTCATGTCCTTTGGTGAATGGTGAGAATCCACCAACCAACATTGCATGAGATTTTACTTCTTTCTCACTCATAATACTATTTGTCCTCTTTTTCTAGAGATTCATTCATAATAATTTGTTCTTGAATTGCTTTTCGAAATGCTTTAAAACGAATAGCAGTCTTAGGTCTTTCTGTTTTTCTTTTTAAAACAACTTCTTTATTTAAAAGTGCTTGCATATTTTTGAGCCGAGACTCTGGATTAAACCATGTTTCAATATGTTTTAATGTTCCAACTGGTTCTTCATCTCTATTGGCATATAATGAATCGTCTTTTTCTTTTTCATCTTTATCTTTATTTTTAAAAGATGCAAAGGCAGCAACTGGCGCAGCCGCTGCAACAACAGGAGCTGCTATAGATGAAGATGGAGAATCATATGCATCAGCGCTTGGACCAGCTGCTGTTTTATTTTTCATTGCAAACCAGGTATTACCAAGAGCCCCTGGACCTTCTGCAGCCTTTTTTGTATACAAATGTTTTGCTAACTTTTCTTGTTCGTCAGGACTATAAACTACATTTCTATAGTTATCGCCATAAAGATCTTTTGCAGTCTGAGAAAGTGTAGTCACTTCAAACTGATATTTACCTGTGCCTGAACTTCCATATTTTCCTTGTGGACTATCAGAGCCAAATCGTTTTGTGCCATATGTTTGTGAACGTAATCGTGCTTCTGTTGGATTGTTTGCAGTGCCATAGAAATCTTCAAGTTCACCAATCGTCATTTCTGATGCACGTTTTGGCAACTTAATTCCAGCAGCATTGCCTTTATTTGGCACATCGTAGGCTACTCTGTCGTATGCACTGCCGAAATCATCATCGAAACTTTCTGTTCCTGCAATGATGTCTTTATCTTTTTCCCATGATGATGTTCTCATTGTTCTGTCTCTTGTTCTGCTGCAGCATTACGAGCAAAGCGTGCACGACTAAAGTTTAAACGACTGAAGGTTGGGCGATCAATAAACTTTGTTGGAACATCATTTCCTGTTTGAGGATTTCTCATCACGATAACATGACCTTCTTGTGAATTCACAATCTCACCTGTATCTGGATCACTGATTGAACCTTGCATTAAATTTGGATTGTCTTGAGCATTTGTATCAAGACCTGGCAATAGAGCGTGTTTGGCTTCACTGAGTGCGTCGTGAATGCGCATTGTTTGACGCCACTTAACAGAATTCATACTTAAATCATTCAATGTCTCATCTCTTTTCTGAGCGATGCTTTGTGCTTTCTTTGCGTTCTTTGGATTCTGAATTTTCTTCTCGAATTTATTATTAACGTGCTCAGTGAATCCTTCGAATGTTAATGGTGCGCCAGTGCGAACAGTTTCATTAACATACGTTGAGTAATGATCGCCGTGAGGAATTACATGATCGAAATCATGTTTCTCTGACATAATCTTGACATTTTTAACAGCACGATCATATGCAGCTTGAGCGTCAGATACATGATTTTCTGGATTTGGTCGCAATGCTCTTGGGTCAATCACATGGACGTCTGGATGTGCACCGAATGATCTTAATGGGACATTGAATTGTCTTTTTGGGAAATTCAACATCATTTCGCCAGTCTTAGCATTTGGTTTCCATTTTGCATTTGGGTATGCAGTATGAACAACGATACCAAATTTAGATTGAGCGATTTTCTGTCCGAGTTTTGAGTTTGCAGGAGCAGAATAGTTGATTAGTTGTGGATTAAGAGAATATGTAACTCCAGTCTCTTCATCTCCCTCTTGAGTAACCATATCAGGTGTATGCATGAAGTCACCTTGATAGATACCCTTCATTGGCGTGACTTTAGGGAGATGTTCTAATGCAGCGAGCATTTTAGAAGCAAGTTCTGGACGATCACCGAAATGCTTCTCTACGTCCTCTGGAGATGTGACGAGCTTTTGTGTCGTTTTATTGAAAGCGGATTTAGTTGCAACGAAGAATTGCCCAGGAGCATAGCCTGTATACTTGGCATTCTTGTTTGGGAGTCGACCGAATACCATGGCTGGAGCACCGTCGTGCTTTACAGAGACACTGGCGGCTGATGGTTCACCCTTTAGATATTTGTGAACATTATCTAGAAAATTAAGAGATAGATCTAAACCTTCTTTCCCATGTGTGATAAAGAAATCTTCTACATGGTCAACGTGTCCACCATTAATATCTTCTGTTTCGAATTTGGCGGCTTCAGTGAGATATTGACTAAATCCAAGCATAATTCCTTCCACTCTATGGGAGATTTATACTCTATTTAGTTATTTTTATCAGTTAATATTCCTTGAATTAGATCGTCGATTGTTTCGTTAATAGAGTGTTCTGGTCTATACCCAAGCGCCACCAACTTGGTATTATCCATAAAGAAAGAGCGAGAGGATTGAACTTTCTTATGAAACTCTTTTTGCTCGATAGTATTAAACACTGATGCAGAGTCCATCGCATCTCGAGCATATCGGAGAATATCGCGGAAGATTATCCCCTTACCGTTCCCGATATTATAAATGCTATTTTGTTCCCCAAGTCTAACGCAAAGATCGATAGCACGAGCGCAATCCCTAACGTCAACATAATCGCGATAAAAATAGCCAGAGTCGTAAAGGTCCACTGGTTTGTTTTTAGCAATTTCCCCCAAGAGGTATTGAAGTGCGTTTTTCTTTGCAGATACTTTTTTATCGTGTTTTCCCAATACATTTGCTAACCTCAATATCCGATAATTTAAATCAAACGTTTCACAATATGATATGAGAAGTTGCTCAGCGCATCGTTTGGTGATTGAGTAGAATCCCTTCGGTTCACATGGATCAGTTTCTGGAATTCCGCGAGAGCCAACACCGAACCCAGAGTCTTGACCATATACAAACCAAGAACTGATAAAATTAAAAGTGCCCTTCTCACCAGTTCTCTGAATATATTTTCGATAACTATTCAGAACCTGCATTAAAACAACGAGATTAGTATTAATATCCAGTTGATTATCGAAATGTACATTATAGTTGTCAACGGTACTAATAAAGTAAACACAATTTGCACTTGATACTTCGTAATTGTTTCTATGATTTTTGATGAGACCGTCTTTCGAGGCTCGGCAATACTCGCTTCCGACAAACCCATGTCCTCCGAAAACATTTACGAATGCCATTTGGACATTACACTCTCATAGTAAGCAAATACATCTTCACCGTAATGCGGTGGACAACCAACGAAGAATACGTTGCTCAATGCCTTGTTTGCATTTGGATACTTCGCGGCATCGTCAAGATGTTTATAGCCAGGATGCAACAGAATATTTCCAGCAAAGTAATTGCGAGTTTGAATACGATTTGTTTCACAGAATGCTTGAAGTTTTTCCTTGAGTTCAGGTGTATCTGTAATGAGCGGAACACCAAACCAAGAAGGGTCTGCCTTTGGCAACGCAGAAGCAACACGAACACCAGGAACGTGACGATAAAAGATGCTCTTAATGCGCTCGAAGTTTAGTCGACGCTTAACATCAATTTCATCAATCTTCTTCAATTGCTCAATGCCGATGGCACCTTGAAGATCCAATGGCTTGAGATTGTATCCCATGTTTGAGAAAAGATACTTGTGATCAATTATCCCATTATAACCTTCAAGCCACTTGTCAAAGCGATTACCGCATGTGCCACAAGCCAATAGATTAGCAGCACCCACGCAACGGCAATCACGACCCCACCAACTAATTGAACGCGCTGTATTAATAAGTTCTTCGTCATTTGAGCACACCATACCACCTTCACCAGTCGACATGTGATGCGCTGGATAAAAAGAAGTGGTCCATGAATAATAATAGTCAGTCAACAATCTGTCATTCCACTTTGTGCCAAGAGAATCACAATTATCACCAATGAGATAAATGTCATTCTCAGCACAAATGCGAGCAATACGATCCATATCAGGTGGATTACCGAGAACAGGTGAAACGAAAACGGCAACTGTCTTGTCAGTGATCCACTTCTCAACATGATCAAGATTAAAGTTGAGTGTATCCATTTCAATATCAACGAACACAGGCGTCAATCCGTTTTGTACCAACGGAGCAATCGTAGTTGGGAAGCCAACAGGTGATACGATAACTTGATCGCCATCTTTCCAACCAAGACGTTTCTTGAGAGCAGCAACCATGGTAAGATTGGCTGATGATCCAGAGTTGACCATGTGACAATGCTTGACATTGAACTTATGTCCAAACGCCCATTGAAACTTGGCAACGTTTTCACCAGAGACTAGCCACTTGCCTGTTAAGAATGCAGTGACGCCAGCGATAACTTCCTTCTCATCCCAATATGGACCAGAATAGAATACAGTGTCTTTCTCAGGATTGAATTGCTTACAATTATAAGCATATTTCGGCGTGCCAACAGCGGCAACCAATTCTTCAATCATTTGCTTCACGTCAATCATTATTTCGTCCTCAAAATTTGTGCAAGATATCTACCATAATCAGACTTACTATACTTCTCTGCAGCCCGACGAATTTCATTTTCTGTAATCCATGCATTACGATATGCAATTTCTTCAGGGCATGCAATCATCATTCCTGTTCTACGCTGAACAGAACCAACGAACACAGAAGCCTCTGAAAGAGATTCAAACGTGCCAGTATCAATCCAAGCAATACCACGATTCAGATACTCAATCTTGCAATTGTGATCTTGCATATAAAGATTGTTGATGTCAGTAATTTCTAATTCGCCTCTTGCTGAAGGAGTTATCCTCCAAGCATATTCTACTACTTTATTGTCGTAAAAGTAAAGCCCAGTGACTGCATAATTGCTTGGAGCAACTTTTGGCTTCTCTACAATTCTAACAGGATCATCATTATGATCAAGTTCAATCACACCAAATCTTTCTGGATCTGCAACATGATAAGCAAACAAAGTGCAACCAGTATTGTTCCAAGAAGCAGCATTGAATCGATTGATAAGTTCGTTACCATAGAAAATATTGTCGCCAAGAATGAGCGTAACATCATCCTTGCCAATCCACTTTTCAGCAATACGAAAACACTCAGCAATACCTCTTGGTTCTAATTGAGTTGCATATGAGATATTCAACCCCCATTGTGATCCATTACCAATTAAATTTTCAAATGGTGTACGATCAGCAGGTGAAGTGATGATCATAATCTCACGAATACCAGCCATCATCAATGTTGAGATTGGATAATAGACCAATGGCTTATCATATACAGGCAGTAATTGTTTTGAAATTACTTTTGTGCATGGATACAAGCGAGTGCCGAGACCGCCTGATAAAATAATTCCCTTACGCATTATAATACTCCAATGTTTTTTCTAGACCTTCAGCAAGTTTAGTCTTTGCTGACCAACCTAGTTCTTTATAAATCTTACTCGCATCCATGGCATATCTAAAATCATGACCCTTACGATCATTCACAAAATTAATCCATGATTGATACATATGCACTGGCTTGCCCATAACGTCAAGAATCAAAGTGACCATATCGAGATTGGTCATCTCAACACCACCACCGATATTGTAACGCTCACCTGATTTCCAGTTTTCTTTGATTGCGAGTAAAGCCTCGCAATGATCTTCAACATACAACCAATCACGAACATTCATTCCATTTCCATAAACAGGAACTGGTGTATTATTTTGAATATGGCGAATAATTGTTGGAATGAATTTCTCGCGATGCTGACGAGGACCATAGTTATTAGAGCAGTTAGTTACAATTGCATCAATATTATGCGTATTGACATATGCGCGAACAAGATGATCGCTGGCTGCTTTGGTTGCAGAATATGGATTGCGAGGATTGTATGGAGTGTTCTCAGTGAACGGAGGATCTTCGTGAGTTAGACTTCCGTAGACTTCATCAGTAGAAACGTGAACTAATTTCCCGCCGTGTTTGCGAATACACTTGAGAACGTTGTGGGTTCCAGTAATATTTGTATCCACGAAAATATCGTCGCCGCGAATGGAATTATCCACATGAGATTCAGCAGCGAAATGAAAAGTAAGATTTGGTTGGTAATCATGATACAAACTCTCCAGATGTCCAAAATTGCGAATGTCGCAATGTTTGCGTTGAAGGTGGTAGTCACCCCAATACCCATCTAGATTTTGTTCATTCGCTGCATATGAAAGATTGTCAATGATGACAATTTTCTCATCAGGATATTTTTTAAGGTGAGAGATTACAAAATTAGAACCAATAAATCCCAAACCACCAGTCACAAATACAGTCATAAAACCTCAATTATAATTCAACTTCCTCATAAATTGCAGGATTTGATTTGCCATAATTTCTCATGATGACGCCAGCCTTACTGTTTGCTTCGTTCTCAAACTCGCTTCCTGTCTCACCTGCATAACTGGTCAATATTCCATCTTCATTTTGTTTATGGTGAACCAATTCATGACCTAAAGTTCTCAAAACGTCGGCAAGATGTCGACCAGCAACGTTTAAATGAATAGTTCTTTCAGAAGGAGAGTACCCACCAAAACTGGTATTCTCGCGAGCCATGCCGCGATCGTTGATCAAAACGAGTCTTGGGAGTTCAGCAATACCCAAATTATTTTTGCAGTAACCCATGAAGTCCTGAATACTGCTATGGGTTTCTTGTTCCTTCAGGTATTCTCTGAATTTTTTCATTAGATTTATAAACCTTTTTTAGAAATCTTTTCCAAACTTTAGGATCTTGTCTGCGGAAATGCAGACGATACATAAAGATGGCTTCACATTCTTTCCAGCCAATCTTATGCGCTTTCCTCAGTTTATTTATATCTAATTTCTCCGCTTGGGTTTCGTATGCATGAGCATCCAGTTCATCAGGATTCCCATAATACATCGCTTTCATTTTGTTTTGTTTCGGCTTCGGCTTATATTCTTTCTGTAAAAGCAATGGACGTTGTTTCTGCTGATGTTTGTGTCGATACTCGTGATGAATTGCTCTAATGATCTTTACAGCAAGATTATGAGCGCCCTTTTCTGTAATGGTTACTTTCTTAGAATCCTCGGGAAAGTTTAAACAGATATAGATGTGCTCTGGAACTATATCCGAAATTCGTAAGCAATAATGACCATTTACGATCACATTATGATCAGGGTAATATTCGCCCTCAAATCTTTCTGATGAAAAGCAAACAATATATGGCTTGAATGCTTTATTCAGTTGACGAATGATAGAAGGAATATGCTTCTCTCCGACCCATTTTTCGGCGAGAGCATAGACCTTCTTTTCGATCTTCTTGAGTTGCATTACACTTTTAGATTTTTGAACTTGTCTGTACTACGACCACGATCAAAGACAGGCTTTGATTCGTTTTCTTTCATCACAGCATCTTGGGCTTTCTGCTCAAGATCATAAAGTTTCATCTTTGCGCGATCAATACCAACCGTGAATCTCTTATGAAGATTCGGATCATTATAACGATTCTTCAACTGCTTCACGAGAATCTGATTTAACTGTTGCAACTCTTCAGTACTAACAAGAGCGAACATGAAGTCAGCGGTTGCTGGCAAACCAAATGATTCTGAAGTATCTTCTAGTCCAGGATCCGAGTTGCTAAAGCCAGATCGAGTCGTCTGAGTAGCCGAAACGATCGGTACATTATTCTCCACCGCCAAGCCACGAAGTTCCTCAGCAATTGCTTTGATATAGGTATATGAGTTGACATTCGCACCTGCCTTGATTCGAGCCGACGCACAAATATTTAGATAGTCAACAAAAATAATATCTGGACGGAAGTTCTTTTTCAGAGCCAGATCGTTAATCAATGCACGGAAGTGAGCAGGATTCGCAGACGCAGTTGGATATTCCTTAATGATCAACTTACCCTTGACGGAAGTCTTAATTTTACTCATACGTTTCTCATACATGTCTTTCGGCATGTTCATGAGATCATCAAGAGAGACGTTGAGAAGATTCGCATCAATACGTTCGGCGATCTTCTCTTCAGCCATTTCTAGAGTAATGTAAAGAACGTTGTAGTTCTGAACCAGACAACTAGCAGCCACATGGCACATAAACAGAGACTTGCCGACGCCAGTACCTGCAAGAGCAATGTTAAGGGTCTTTTGCGGCAATCCTCCTTTAGTGATCTTGTTGAAATACTCAAGATCGAAGGGGATTCTTTTCTCGATGCGATGATAGAAATCATACCGATCAGCGTAATTATCCAAAAAGTCGTGACCAATATGAGGATCGAAACTAACCCCCAGAGCATCAGACAAAAGAGTAGGAATGCTTCCTTTGCCCCTCGCTGTATCTTTGCCATCGAGTATCTGAATGCTGTCCATGATAGCATTATAGACTGCTTTTTCTTGACAAAACTTTTCTGTAGTGTCAAGAAGCCACTCGAGTTTTTGTTCTGACTTGTCACTTGCTATTTCCTTTAGCAGTTCGAGTGACTTATTTAACTCAATTTCAGTGAGTTTGGTGGACTCTTTAAGGCTGATCTCCAGTGCTGCCATCGGCGGCAGACTGTTGTACTTCAGAACGAATTCTTTTATTTCCTCGAATAGTTTTCTTTCGTGGCTTTCGCTCAGATACTCTTTCTTCAAGAATGGTA